TGACACTGCCACGCCGTAGGCCCTGGCCCATACCAAACACCGTCGATAAAACCTACCCCGCTATCTGTTGGTGTCTTTGCTGTTTTGTTTTCAGCCATGATTCTTCTCCTTCAATTTCTCCTCTGCCCACCACCAGCCTTCATTAAACATAACGTCATATTTGTAGGGGTCTGGTACTTCACTTCCATGCAGCCCAACCCACTCACGCTTTGGTGGTGCGGTGTAGAGTGGTATGTCATCTGGATTGGGGCCTATCAGGTTGCCTTCTTCGTCAAATTTTGATGATTGATGCCACCAAAGTTCCCCCTTACCCCCATTCGTAATCCACGCAACAGGCTCTTGCTTTTCCTCTAGTGCTTGGCGTAGGGCGGCGATGGATTCAGTTGTATTGCGCTTTGCCTGCTCCAGCGCAGACTCAGGCCAAACCCAATTTCCGTAATTTGCCCAGCCCTCCAGCGTGTGCAGCGCCATCTGCATAGCTTCTTTGCTCATGTGTTCTTCTCCTTTAGCTTGGATTCAAGTGCTTTGGTAATCTTTACCCAATAATTTCGCTCTGCAAACTGCCCGCTAATTACTTCCCCAATCTCCTCATCCGTCAGCCCAACCCATTCACGCTTTGGGATTACTTTTTCGTGATATGTCTGATCGTTCATTACTGCCATAGCAAGTGACTGACAGGTTTGGCATGGTGCGGTGTATAGAGGTGTCCATCGCTCAGGATGACGGCCAATATCCGCTGGTATGTGCGTGATGACATTACCTTCAATAAAATTGTGCATCCACGCCACCGGCTCTTGCTCTGGCTGCGCCAGCCTCTCGCGCAACGGTGCTGCTGCATCTGTTGCCACTTTGTGCGGGTACATGGTGACTATCGGTCCACCGTCTTTAGGTTTGCGGACTTGTATCTTTGTCTCTGGGTTTTCGTATTTAGCCAACAATTCCAACGCCTCCAGCGCCTGCTGCATCAGTTCGCGGTCAGTCATGTGTTGTTCTCCTTTAGCTTGGCTTCGATGGCACGGGCAAAGTTCATATCTCTTTGTTTGATTGCACCAAATCCATGTACAGTGTTTGTCGCAGAAATAATTTCCTCATCAGTCAGCCCAACCCATTGCTTCAGTGCCAATCGGCGCAGTTCGACGGCTGATTCCCTGCCCGTGCTATTGCTTATTCGTCCTTGCACAAACTCAGCGTCCAGCGCATCAGCCAGCCGCAAGGCTTCGGGTTGTTTCATAGCTTCTCTGCTCATTGCTCCCTCGCTTTCAGCATCGCGTCTGCCATTGCATATGATCGCTCGGCAATATCTTCAAATCCCCAGCCTGCAAAGTCTTCCCAGACTTCAAACAACGGAGTCATAGCCTTGGCTGCAAAGAAATCACGAAGTGGTGTGTCGTTCTGAGGTTGGCAGCAATGTCCGCACCGAGGGCATTCAAATTGCTGTGACGCTTTTCTCAATCGACTTACATGGCCTTTGTCATAGCCAGTTTGTTGCGCGATATCTTTGATCGTAAGCGAAGGATCTTTGACTAACTCACGAACCTTTGTGTAACGGTTCATACCCTTGCTCCTAAACCAAATGGGTTATGCCAATTCATTGGCACTTTAGGTTTACGTGCTTGATAGGTTTTATGTTCTTCTTTGACTTCGTAGTAATTCACGATGGTCTTTTTCCAAGGAATGGTTTGTTCCTTAAATCCTTTTGACTTAACAACCATATCGTCTGATGCCATTTCATCTAACAATTGACCGGCTCGCTTCGCTGTAAATTCAAACTTCTCGCCAATCGTCCAAGCATTCACTGGGTTCTTTAACTTCTTAAGATAGGCAAAGATCATTTGCTTTCTTTTCTCTTTATTCATCTTTACTTGTTTCATTAGCTTTCTCCTTTGCAAGCTTAGAAGCGTCAGCCATTGATAAGCCTTCTGGAATATCTTCTAACTCAGAAGTTTTGACCCATCGTCCTACATAAGTAAGACCGCCAACGTCTTCAGTATGAACAGCAAGAATGCCAAACCGTTTTGACATAACAAACTTCATTGATCCACCAGGTATGGCAAGCAGTACATCGTTTAATTTGTTTTTGTTCATGACCGTCCCTCGTAATCAATCTCTACCGTCTCAGCAAAACCAAATACCTTGCCGTTATCTTCTGCATACTTAATATCTATATTCCTAGCCACCTCATACAGGGTTTTATATCCCTGAGTTTTAAATATGTGGTCTTCCAACATCTGTACGGCGGGCAGGTACTTAGCACTCTGACGATCAGCTTCTTGTTTCCATTCTTGGATTTGTTTCTCTTGTTGTTGAAGTAATTTGTCCTGCTGTTCTATTAATAGTTCGTACGCCTGAATCAGTAAATGATTTTTCATGTTGTATCTCCTGGTTCAATATTGATTGTTCCCGTTCCATCTTTTTTCTAAGCTTCTGTTTAAATTTGTATCTCCTTGCGATTTCAGTTCGAGTCAGCTTAAATCGGGGCTTGTCTTCACCAACCCCAAGGGTGTAGATCTTTGTTGCGTCTGCACCTCTTTTATTCTTCACCCAACCCGAGATATGCACCGCACCAACATCATGTAAGGCACGTAGATAAGACTGTGCGGTCACGATATGCAGACCTGTTTCTGCACAAACGTTTTGAGCTGTACACCCAGTAAATAACATCTTGATCATCCTGGCGTACAGCCGTTCGTTCATCTTGATCATGCTTGGTCATTACCCCACAGCTTCCACTCTTCACCGTCTTTGACAATCTTCTTTGTATCTTCGATTGCAGCGTCATAACCGGCACGGTAAGCCTTGCCATGGCTGGATCGAGAGAAAATAAATCTGCTCGGTTCAATACCGTGCTTAGGGAACCACTTCTCCCAGTGTTCGTAGGCAGGATGAGTTTCCGCAGGACATGGCCTGCCGTTGCCACACTCGTTATGACACGGTGGACATTTAGAATGGTTCATTGTCACCAGCCTTCGTGCGTACTAGCAAGGTAGCCATGCGTGACTCAGCGATAGCCTCCAGTCCACACTCAATGGCCTCATCAAAGTTCTTTTCCTCGCACAGGTTGTGCATCTTTTTGAGTGCGTTGATTGCTCTCATGATGTGTATCGCGTGATCCATAGTTCCTCACTTTAAATTCAATGGCTCGGGCAAAAGCGTATAAAAAGTTGTCTGCGGTTAGTGAATTGGGTATATCGTCCATACAGGCTCGGATGTCTGCATCACTGATGCGAGCAGGACATAGACGACCTTGATTGCAATTTTGATTACACGGCGGACAGGTCTTCATCATGTCTTCTCAGAAATGACGGTTGCTGAGGGAAATGGCACATCAGTTCAGACACTTCTGTCAGTGCATCCCATTCCTCTAAAACGATCATCAAGTGCATGTAATCTACAAGGATCTGCTTCTGCACATCCTGGTTCGTGTAGTCTTTCATTTCATCTCCTGTCTGTTAGGTTAGACTCTAATATACCAGTTGACTTTGGTAAACGCAAGTGGTAATCTGACTACTCTTTCATACTTTTATGGAGTCGAAATGGATCAGGCGAGAAAGATTTTCGAGACGATGTTGACTGCTTCGGGCAGATCAGCACCGGTGTGGGACGGGAGGAAGTACACAACAAAGAACGTGCAAACCTACTGGCGCTGGTTCTGGCTGGGTTATTCAATGAGTGGCAAATGACAGCTATCAATATCGACATCATCAATATCGGGGCAGGGACTCAGTCTCGAGCCGAGATCAACGAGCAGGTGGTCAGTGAGTACGCCGAAGCGATGGACCACGGGTCTATCTTCCCACCGGTTCAGTTGTATTCAGACGGCGTTAACTACTATTTGGTTGACGGGTTCCACCGGTATCACGCGCATCGTCGGCTGAAGAAGAAGGCGATCAATGCAGATGTTCTTCAGGGGACTCTGCGGGATGCGATCCTGCATTCGCTTGGGGCCAATGCTTTGCATGGACTTCGGAGGACGAATGAGGACAAGCGCAAGGCTGTCATCACGATGTTGGAAGACATTGAATGGCAGGACTGGGCTGACAACGAGATAGCAAGGAACTGTAAGGTATCAGCTCCTCTGGTAGCCAAGCTTCGCAAGGAGATGGGTGCGGCCAGGACGACGAGAAAGTTCAACACCAAGACCGGCAAGACATCTGAGATCAAGGTTGAACCACCGAAGGAGGAAGAGTTCAATCCAGAGAAGGATGCTGTTGACGATCTATTGGCAGAGAACGAATCGTTGAAGGATCAGCTAGCCGTAGCGAAGATGGGTACTACACCGGATGCATCAATGGCGCAGGAGACTATTGAATCCCTACGGGAGGAAATTAGAATCTTGAAGATTGAGAATGAAGCACTTCGAATTTCTCGAGACACGTTTCAAAACGAGAATGCTCAGTTGAAGAAACAAGTTGCCATGTTGCAGAAGAAATGAAGATCAACGCACGTAGGGCCATGACGATGGCTATTCAGTCATTAGAACTTTGGAAGAGGACTCATTCAATAGACTGGGAGCAACATGATGAAGACGCACTTCAAGCATTGCGAGAGAGTTTGCATCTATGTGAAACGCCGATTCCGGAGGATCGTGTACGACTCCTTGCATTGGATTACAAAGGTTGGCGTTTAGTCAGGGCAACAGAGAAGGAACACGGTATCTACTAACCCACGCCGAGGGGTGTCTCGGCAGGAGAACTTATGCTTAATTTGAGGGACTACCAGAACGCCACACTCGAGGCGTTGAGACAGGGATTTGCAGCAGGTAAACGTTGTCAAATCCTATATGCTCCAACGGGTGCGGGAAAAACTGAGATGGCGATAGCTCTGTTGAACGCCACCAAACAGAAGGGCAACAAAGCAGCGATGATCCTTGACCGGATCATTCTCTGCGACCAGACGAGTAAACGACTCGATAGGTACAACATCGACCACGGTGTATTGCAGGCCAAACACTGGCGTTGGAGGCCGTACGAAAACATCCAAGTCTGTTCGGCACAGACGTTAGAGAAGCGAGGATCGTTTCCTGGTCTTAACCTTTTGATTGTCGATGAAGCGCATACAACGCGCCAACAGACGATGGACTTCATCAAGAACAATCCAGATGTCAAAGTGATTGGACTGACTGCTACGCCATTCACAAAAGGTCTTGGGTCGGTGTATGAGCATGTTGTCTCTACGGTCACGACCAAGGAACTGGTTAATCAAGGCGTATTGGTTCCGCTAAAAGTCTTCGTGGCGAAAGAGATCGACATGACCGGCGCAAAGAAGGTAGCCGGTGAATGGTCATCAGGCGAAGCAGAGAAGCGTGGGATGGTCATCACTGGAGATATTGTTGCTGAATGGATTAAGAAGACTCATGAAATATTTGGTAAGCCAGAGAAGACTATTGTCTTTTGTTCTGGTGTAGCGCATGGAGCAGACCTTTCTCGGAAGTTCGCAGAGCAGGGATACAACTTCGTATCTGTTTCTTATCTGGACGATGACAAGTTCAAGCAAGAAGTAATTACGGAGTTCAGCAAACCAGATACTGAGATACATGGACTGATCGCAACGGACATCCTGACCAAGGGTTTTGATGTACCTGATGTGAAGATCGGCGTGAGTGCCAGGCCATTCAGTAAATCATTATCGTCACACATCCAACAGATGGGCCGTGTGATGCGTGGAGCCACGGGTAAGGACTTCGCCCTATGGCTTGATCATTCGGGCAACTACGTTCGTTTTAGGGACGAATGGGAGGATGTATTCGAGGCCGGTGTTCAGGAGTTGGACGACGGCAAGGAAAAGGCTAAGAAGGAACCAAGCCAGAAGGAAAAAGAAGCCAGTAAATGTCCCGTCTGTTCGGCGCTATGGCCGAAAGGGTCGGATACGTGTGCGAACTGTGGTCATGTAAGGGAGAGGAAGAACAAGATAGCTGCGGTGGCAGGAGAGCTGACCGAGTTGGGTGCGATGTCAAGGGAGAACAAGCAGGACTTCTGGAGTCAGCTTCGGTGGAAGGTGATGTATGACGGTTGGCGGGAAGGACGAGCAGCACACACCTACAAAGATAAGTTTGGGGTATGGCCTCGAGGCCTGGACGATAAGACCGTGAAGCCACCGACTTCGGAGACAGAGAGATTCATCAAACAACGGCTAAGACATTTCTTATACAAAAGCAGGAAGATCTAATGGACTTCATATCATTTTGCAGGGGACACGGCATCATCATCGACCAAACACCACCGATAGGTGTTTGGAGGAGATACAGGACTGAGGATCACCCGAATAAGAAGAACGGCGCAGTGAAATGGATGGGGACATACGGGTTTGTTCAGAACCATGCGTTGGATACATCAGTATCGGTGTGGCAGTCTGACAAACCGGATGATTTGAAGTTTAAGAAGTTTCTTGAGGCTGCGACCGATAAGACGCAGGAGATGCAGGAACGTGCGGCTAAGAAGGCCGGATGGATTTTGAACCAGTGCGAACTTTTCACCCATGAATACTTCCTGCGAAAAGGTTTTCCGGATGAACGTGGGAATGTGTGGTTCAAGGATCAGGAGCGAATCCTGGTGTTGCCGATGCGTATCGGGCAGAAGTTGGTCGGATGCCAGATGATCAACGAGTCGGGAGAAAAGAAGTTTTTGTTCGGACAGAAGACTAGCGGGGCGGAGTTTGTGTTCGACAACAAAGGGCCGAATTTCTGGTGCGAGGGGTACGCAACGGCGTTAAGCCTTCGGATGATCTTAAAGTCGATGAAGCGTCGATACACGATTCACGTTTGTTTCTCGGCTCATAACATGCAAAAACTAGCCAAGGATGGGTACGTGATTGCGGATAACGACGCAAGCCAAACAGGTGAGACCGTAGCGAAGCGAAGTGGCTTGCCGTACTTCATGCCACCGGACGTTGGCGATGACTTCAACGATTACCATAGGAAAGTCGGGATACTAAAAGCCGGACTCTCACTTACAAAATCACTGCGTTTGTAAAGCATAAAAGACCCCTTCAACTTTCATGTGGGAGGGGTTTTCCCGTTCGGTATGCTTCAGGAACATGAGCATTTCCATCCCAAGGGAATAGCTAGCTTCGCCTGGGCCATAGTGGTCGGCACTGACCCGCACAAATCCGGATTCATCTTCCATCAAATAGATGGCGAACATTGTTTTCATCATTGCCCCAATAAAAAAGCCCCGAAGGGGCATAAGTTACTTGGAAAACCATCTTCGCACCAGTACAAGCAGGGATAGAAGCATGGCGATTAGATCAAGTGCAAGGTTAGTTAAAACCCTCATGCTAGATCGGTTCCAATGTGGCTTGCTGTATCTGTTCTGGCGTTGGATCATTCAACGCGTGCCATTCAAGCCAACCGTATTTAGGATTGCGGACGCATAAGTCATAAAGCCATACGTTCGCATGTGGGGATTTGAATTTAATAATTTCGCCTTCAAAACTCGGTTTGCAAGGCGCATTGGTTCCGTTTGTCATGTTGATCCTCAGATAAAGTAAAAGCAGGTTGCGCCAAGTGCAACGGTTTAATCGGTTAGTCGATCAATCAATCGTCTAGCTTCAGTGGCGCAGGGCCATCTGTCTTCAGTAGATCCAGATGCGATTTGCAGTGCGTCATGCTCGCGTAGCATTTGCTTAAGAGCAAGTAAAAGATTAGGTGCTGCTGCAATCAGTCTGGCGTTATCTTCCAAATCGGATGCACAAGTAGAGTTCTCTAAAGCAGATAGTTCCACTACTGTATAGCCTTCCCAATCAACGATGATTGCTTCAGTTGAGGTCGGGTTTATGTCGTATTGCCATGGGCCTAATGTGTGCATGATGGTTTCCTATAGGTTGAAAAATATCGTTGCGCCAAGGGCAACGCCGAAGGCGATAGCAACTAACCAATCAATCAGGCTTTGCATGGTGTTATCTCAATCACGTTAAGTACACCGTAGGTGATGCCTGATTGCGCTTTGACGTAAAAATAGATTTCCCTAAAGGTTTTATCGCCTTCAGTCCATAATCGCAATGGTGAACCATCCGGTGCTATCGCTAGTAATTGTTCGTTTGTAGTTTGTTTCATCATAGTGTTATCTCCAGTTCGGTAGCGATGTTCCAAGCCAATGTATAAGCATGGTTTAGAACTTGCTCAGAATCATGGCCGTGTTCATCAATCATTTGTTCATAGTGGCTTTCTTCATTGTCAAGCGTATAAACAATGAGCCTGGTAATGCTTTCAAGAGTGTCTTGTGTCATGACAGTTGCTCCAGGAATTCAGCATCGGACTTTTTACCCTTAATGGTTTCAACGCGTATCCATTGGTCATAAAAGTCGCATAGCGGATCGGGATTCAGGCCGTTAGCTTCGCAATATTCCCAAAGCAGGATGAAAGCACTAAGCCAGTCCCTTTGATCGGACGTTAAATAATCGCCCCTTTGAAACAAAAGTTCATCGGCTGATAAGTTCGGTATCACGTTGTATCCCCTGTTGGTCTATTAAATCGCCCACGGCTAACCAGTAGCGGTAGCCTAGACTGTCGGATGAAAACTTGCTCGCCATGTACATGCAAAAGACATAAGCATGTTCGCTGTACATGGCGATAACCTTTTCGGCTGTTCGGTTCATCAAGGTTAAAAGTTAACTTCCAAACGGTGAACGCTGTATACGTAATCTTCCAACTCGTAACTTGATTGGTCGCACTCGGTTTTGCCATCTTCGCCGACTTCAACGCATCGATATATACCGCCGAAATGTTCGGACTCTTGGTATATGGTTCGATGAGCCTTTACATCATCAAAAAAGTCATACCATTTAACGCTTTCGGCACTAAAGGTAATCGTCGGTTCGCTGAGTGATAACGCAACTTCATCGAGTGCGGACTCGATGTGCGGATTTTCCATAGAACGCAAGTGTGAAATGTACTTTGAGCGATCATCATCGGACTTAAACTTGATGATGTACGCAACGTCGGATCGGTAGCCCATGTTTATCCCCTTTTTATGATCGATGCATAGTGCATCGCATAGCCCACCGTGATGGGCTATACGCTGAACTAGGCGGCTTTCTTTTGTGGGTGATACGTCCAGTCTGGCAAGTAAGGGAAATCATCATCTTGTCTTAGGGGCATAATCACGCCGATTGCCCCTTGGCCTAAGTTTGAAACAAGCGATCCTGATTGGCCGTTATGATGGATCGTTGGGTAGTTATCTTTTTTGCCAGAAAGTAGCGAAGCGATCTTTCCGAAGATCGAAATGTACTCTGGCTTATATTGGGCAGGTTCCCTAGACTGATTACGAGGTATAACCCTGCGCCAGTCTGGATACTTAGCGTCAACAAGTTTGGACGTTGCGGACGTTACCCCTGACAAGGTGATAGTGACATGACCTTTAATTGTCCTTTCGCCTTCGATCTTGTCTGGCTCATGGGTAACTGTAAGGTCTAGCGGAAATTCTACTTTACCGGCCTTGATCGGGTTAACGGACTCAAAGATAGTGCGATCGATGATGTATTCACCGTCGATTAGATCTTCGCCTTCGATCGGGACGGCCAAAAGTGTATGGCCTTGCGTTGCCACTAGTGTGGCTTTACCTTGGGTAACGTCCAGGCATATGGCATTCAAATAGTACCGAATATCGCCTTTTGCGGACGTTAGCAGTAAGGCCTTGATAGTTGAATGATCGATTGAAAGTTTCATGTTATCCCCTAAGAAAAGGCCGAAGGCCTGGAAGTTAGATTTCACCAATGGCTTGTAGATCTTCGAGTTCAGTAACTAGGCCGTCGAAATCCTCGGACGGCCCTAGCACGCTAGCGAGCGAAAAAACAATAGTCGGATCGATGCCCATTTCATCGGCTAACGTTTGAAGGTAATCACGACGTGACTTATAGCCCTCAGCGATATAAATGCTCATGTTTATCCCCTTTATGTGATGCGGATCGCACCGCATAGCCCACTAATTCAATGGGCTATAAGTTGCGATCAACTTACTCGCAACCGGTTACAACGTATTCCGGATCATCCACGCCATCGGGATAGTCCGTTTCATCTTCGAGATTAGCGATCAAATGGTTAGCGATTTCCCACCAGTTCACGTCGGAAATAAAAGCCAAAGCGTAATCCCTTGCGAAGCCTTCGCTAGTCGTATCAAAGATGATGTTTTCAACGTAATCCCTTGCAAGATCTTTTATCTCACTAGGTGCGTTGACGTATCGTCCGCTAAGTTGATAGGCGTTAACGCCATCAAATTGTTCTAGGTTGATGCGCCAAGTAGCGTAATTTGTCCATCCGTTGTAACTCATGGTTATCCCCTTTGTGATTGAGTAAGTACACTTTAGCATACTTAATCTTACCATGCAAGGGGATCGACAAAGTTTTTTTGATGTTCCGTTGATGTTCCCATTAGAATAGGCCCACCAAGTAAACGCCGAAGGCGAATAGCATGAAACTTAGTCGGAAACAAATAAAAGAGTCACTCGATACACTACCAATGAGTGCAATACTAGGAAAGTCCGTTTCCAAAGGCCTAAACCCAAGACAAAAGGCCTTCGCTAGAAAAGTAGCGCAAGGTCAAACAAAGGCGGAAGCGTACAGGCAAGCGTATAACCCAAACCCAGCGAAAACGACAATCACTAATAGACCTTATGAGCTAGCTAAGGATCCTCGAATTAAAATGGAGATCGAAGCCTACGAACTGGCGATTGAGAGTGCGAAATATCGATCTCCCATTGCCTTAAGGGAACTTGTCATTCAATCTCTAGTGCAAACCCTTATCGATCCAGACTCGAAACACTCAGTGCGAGTAGCTGCAGCCAAAGTACTTGGCACTGTCGCGGAGGTCAGCGCCTTCGTGGACAGGAAAGAAATAACGCATGTTTCATCGAGCGATTCCGCCAGGATACAAATCATCGACGCACTGTCGGACATGCTCAAGGATCAAGCAATCGATGTTGACCCCACCTCATTGATACAGGAACTGGGGGGAACCCACCCCTCCCCCACCCCCCCTGGCGCTGAATCGGAGTCCCGTCCGCATGTACATACTATTCCCCACGAATCATCCAACTCCCAACCTATTCCCCGCGACTCAGATACCCCCACCCCCTTTCAAATTTCCGACCCTGAGAGTGATAAATAAAATAGCGAAAATTTAAAAGTAAGATTAGGTACCATCTTGTATGGGGATATATACCAACTTACAGCTATGTATACCAAAACTCCATAAACGTTTATGGAGTTTGCGGTATAGGTTATAGAATATGTGAAATGGTCAGTGTACCAAAGTTCACCAAGAATTCGACATTTGAGGAGTGTATTGGAGTTATGTCGCCGGTACAGAGGGATATGTTTATATTGATTGATGAGTATTGGAAGAAGTTCCAATACAGCCCTACGTTGAGGGAGTTGGCGTACTTAAGGGGAAAGATGGGGATAGGGAATACGAAGCGGATAGTGGACCAGTTAGTAAGGATCGGCGCTGTTAAGAAGGTAGGTAAGAGAGGACGTACGATTCGGCCTATATATATCAACTTTAGGAATTTGGATTGAGAAGGGTTGATTTAACGGAAGTGGAGAAGAAGGTAGTCATGATGGTGGCTAGGGAGAAGTATGAGTACAGTAGGGAACATCATGTGGAAATGAAAAGGATGGAAGATGGATTACAGGCGGATATAGACGGCATGATTGGAGAGGTTTGTTTTGGGAAGATGTTTAACTACTTTGTGAATTTGAGTGCAAGGAAGGCTGATGCGGACTTTTATACAAAAGACGGGAAGTCTATTGATGTGAAGAGTACGAGGTACAAGACAGGGAGATTGGTGGCGACGATTAATAAGAAGAGGAGTCCGTGTGATTTGTATGTCTTGATGGTGATTGACGACGAAGGTGGTTGGTATAAAGGTTATGTGAGTAAGGAAGAATTATTTAAGGACGAGAACATTAAGGACTTAGGTCACGGGCCTACGTATGTCTATGAAATTAGATGACTTGATACAGAAGCTTCCTGTGGCGGAGCAGGAGAAGTTATTAAGTCAAGTCATGGCTTATAAAAACGCTGTAGAAAGAGAGCGATGCCAAGCGAAGTTCATGAACTACGTGAAGAAGATGTGGCCTGGATTTATTGGTGGAAGGCACCATGCGTTGATAGGGCAGAAGTTTGAAGAGATCGCTGAGGGAAAGATTAAACGGTTAATTATTAACTTGGCACCAAGGCACACAAAATCGGAGTTTGCAAGTTACTTATTACCGAGTTGGTATCTCGGTAAGTTCCCTAAAAGGAAAGTAATACAGACATCAAACACGGCGGATTTGGCGGTGAACTTCGGAAGAAAGGTTAGGAACTTAGTGATGAGTGAGCAGTACTCAGAAGTATTTCCTAACGTTTCTTTACGGCAAGACAGTAAAGCCGCAGGCAGGTGGGCAACAAATCATGACGGCGAGTACTTTGCTATCGGTGTAGGCGGTACGGTAACTGGTAAAGGTGCGGATCTTTTAATTATTGATGATCCGCATTCAGAGCAGGAAGCCACACTAGGCGATCCTTCTGTGTTTGATAAGGTCTTTGAGTGGTATACGTCAGGTCCAAGACAGCGTCTTCAGCCTGGGGGGACCATAGTCGTGGTCATGACAAGGTGGTCGGACAGAGACCTTACAGGGAAGATAATTAGCGAAGCGGCGAAAAGGGAAAAGCATGAAGAGTGGGAAGTCATTGAACTGCCTGCCATTATGCCGAGTGGTAATCCTTTATGGCCGGAGTTTTGGTCGTTAAAGGAACTCGAGGCTTTAAGAGAAGAACTTCCTCCTTCTAAGTGGAATGCACAATATCAACAGCAACCCACCGGCGAAGAAGGTGCCATTATTAAAAGAGAATGGTGGCAGTTATGGGAGAAAGACGATCCGCCGCCTTGTGAATTTATTATTCAGAGTTGGGACACCGCATTTACAAAGAGTGAGCGAGCTGACTTCTCAGCATGTACAACATGGGGTGTGTTTTATAAAGATGAGGATAAACGAGACGCTAACATCATCATGTTAGATGCCTTCCAAAAAAGGATGGAGTTCCCAGAGTTAAAAGACAAAGCCTTAAACCAGTATAAATACTGGGAACCTGACGCTTGTATTATCGAGGCCAAAGCTGCTGGCGCGCCTTTGGTTTTTGAATTAAGACAAATGGGAGTGCCTGTTTCGGAGTACACCCCAGTAAGAGGAAACGATAAATTCGTTAGGATTAATTCAGTATCGGATCTTTTTAGGTCCGGCAAAGTGTGGCGACCTGATACCCGCTGGGCTGATGAAGTCGTTGAGCAAATGGCGGCATTCCCTAATGCAGAACACGATGACCTCGTAGACTCAAGTGTTCAAGCGCTGATACGATTCAGGCAAGGCGGCTTCTTAAGACTGGCATCTGACGAGGAAGATGAGCCGCAAACCTTTCGACGGAAAGCCTACTATTAAGGATAGACCATGTTAGATAAGCCCCTTGAGCCCCTGATGTCTGACGACGCAGAAATTGAAATTGAAATTGAAAACCCCGAGTCTGTAACCATCGGCATGGATGGACTTGAGGTTGTTTTAGAACAAGGCGAAGAAACCGCAGAAGACTTTGATGCGAACTTGGCTGACTATATGTCGGAGTCAGAACTTCAAACCTTGGCGTCTGATTTGATGGGTGAGGTAGACGCAGATATTGCATCCAGAAAAGACTGGGTCGATATGTACGTCAAAGGCTTAGAAGTCCTTGGTATGAAATACGAAGAGAGAACAGAACCTTGGAACGGTGCCTGTGGCGTGTTCTCTACCTTATTAACAGAAGCGGCCGTGCGGTTTCAATCAGAAATGATTATCGAGACCTTTCCTGCTCAAGGCCCAGTTAAAACAGAAATCATTGGTCAAATCACCAAAGAAAAAGAAGACTCCGCAGAACGTGTTCGTGACGATATGAACTATCGTTTAACCGAAACAATCCCTGAATATAGACCTGAACATGAAAGGATGTTATTTAACTTAGGCCTTAGCGGCGCTGCGTTTAAAAAGGTTTACTACGATCCTAATTTAGGACGTGAGACATCCATATTTATTCCGGCTGAAGACGTGATTATTCCTTATGGCTCATCAGGCGCAAGGACAGCGGAACGTGTCACCCATATGATGCGTAAGACAAAAAACGATATCCATCGTTTACAAGTAAAAGGCTTTTATAGAGATGTAGACCTTGGCGAACCAGTAAAAGTTATTAATGACATCGAAGAAAAGAAAGCCGACGAGACTGGGTTTTCAATTAATGACGATGATCGATATCTCATTTGTGAGATACAGGTTGACTATAACTTACCTGGCTACGAAGTAGAAGATGACATCGCCGTTCCTTATATTATTACGATTGATAAAGGAACTAATAAAGTCTTATCGATTTATCGTAACTGGCGTGAAGGCGATCACTTATATAGGAAGCGTCAACACTTAGTTCAGTACGATTACGTCCCAGGATTTGGAGCCTATGGGTTTGGTTATATCCATTTAATTGGAGGATATGCTCGAGCAGGAACCATGTTGATCAGGCAACTGGTAGACGCAGGGACATTATCTAACCTGCCCGGAGGTCTTAAGTCTCGAGGTTTAAGAGTTAAGGGTGACGACACCCCGATTGCACCTGGCGAATTTAGAGACGTTGACGTACCTAGCGGTGCTATTAAAGACAACATCATGACGCTTCCTTATAAGGAGCCGTCAGAAGTATTAGCCGGTTTATTAGACAAGATAAGCGAAGAAGGAAGGCGATTAGGCTCTATTGCTGACATGAAAATCAGTGATATGTCGTCTCAGGCTCCAGTCGGAACGACCTTAGCTCTTCTAGAAAGACAGCTAAAGACCATGAGTGCCGTGCAAGCGCGTGTTCATGCGGCGATGAAACAGGAATTTAAGCTGCTAAGGGACATTATTCGAGACTACACCCCTGAAGAATATGCCTACATCCCTGAAGGTGGTAACCGCAAAGCGAAACAAGAGGACTACGAACACGT